GCCAGTCGGTCGCATGACTGCAGCTGAAGTTCGCCCTGAAGGTATTTATGCAACCTTTAAGTTATCGCGTTCAACAGGTGGAAACGATGCGCTTATTCAAGCGCAAGAAGGTTTAGTTTCAGGGCTGTCTATTGGTGCAGAAATTATTGCATCTAAGCCATCACGCAATGGTCACATGGTCGTAACAGCGGCTAAATTAAAAGAAGTTTCTCTAGTAACTGAACCAGCATTCAAGTCTGCTCAGGTATTAGAGATCGCGGCAGAGGAAACAATCCCTGTCGAAGAAACCCCACAAACAGAAAGCGAGACAGTCGTGGAAGACACAACAGTCGAAGCAACACCGGTAGAAGCTGCGGCTGTGGAAGCTGCTCGCCCTACAGTTACAGCAATGGCTTATACAAAGCCACGCATTAACCTATCAAACGAAGTATTTCTAGAGAACGCAGTTCGCGCACAACTCGGTGACGACAATGCTCGTCAATACCTAGCTGCTGCATCAGATACAACAACAACTGAAGTTGCTGGTCTTGTACCAACACGCCAACTCACAGAAATTATCAATAACAAGTCAACTGCTGGTCGTCCATCAATCGATGCGATCTCAACTGGTACACTTCCAGATGCAGGTATGAAGTTCCAGATCCCTCGCGTTAAGGCAGTTCCAACTGTTGCAGCAGCAGCTGAAAAGGGTGCGTTCTCAGATACTCAGGTTGAAATTGAGTACCTAGATGTTAATGTCGCCAAGTACGCTGGCATGCAGCTATTCGATGTTGAAGTCTTAGACCGCACATCTCCTGCGTTCTTCGCAGAGCTACAATCATTGATGGCTGACGCTTACGCTAAGGCAACAAATGTTGCAGTACGCACAGCAATTCAAACAGGTGCAACAGCCGATGGAACAGCAATCACACTTCCATGGGATGGCGCAGAAATGGCTGGCTTTATTGCTCGCGCTTCTGACAGCATCTACACAAACACACTTCGCTTTGCATCAGGCGTAATCGTTTCACCAACCCAATGGTCAAACATCATGGGAATGGTTGATTCTTCAAACCGCCCTCTATTCATCGCCGCACAGCCACAAAATGCTGCTGGTAATGTTTCACAATCACTTCGCGGATCACTACTTGGCTTAGATCTTTATGTTGACTACTCACTAACAGGCGTAGCAGATGGATCAATCGTGGTTGTTAACCGCGAAGCATTTACATGGTACGAGTCACCACGCCTACAGCTTCGCGCTGATAAGGTCGGTACAGGTCAAGTTGAAGTTGGATACTACGGATACGGCGCAATTGCTACTAAGGTTCCATCAGCTGGTGGAGCATTCAAGTTCAATAACGCTGCCTAAGTAATACCCTAAGTCGCTAAGAGGGGGCATAGCCCTTGCCCCCTCTTGGTCTTTAGAAAGGAATTGGAATGTCACTCTGCACAGTAGCTGAATTAAAGAGCGTACTAGGCGTTGGTTCGCTGTACCCAGACGCGACAATCCAAGAAGTGTGCGACGCATCAGATGCTGTCCTACTTCCAATGCTTTGGGCTCCGAAATGGTTCACAGTAGCTCACGAAAACATTGTCGGTGAGGGAACCCTATATTTTGATGATCTAATTAGAGATACTTTTTATGTTGGTCAAACTGTAACTATTGCTAATTCAGGTACTTCATATAATGGCAGTAAAGTAATTACAGCAATGGGTAATTATTCAATAACTGTGGCTACTAATCATTCAACAGCACAGGGGTATCACCCAATTTACCCTTATGGATCTGTATCGACTACAACTTACACAGACTGGACTGCTGATGCAGCAATTCAGAATGCCGCTTTGATGATAGCTGTTGAGATCTGGCAAGCAAGAACCAGCACTTTAACTGGTTCTAACTCCGTAGATTTCCAGCCCTCACCTTATCGAATGTCAGCACAGCTGCTCGCTAAGGTAAGAGGATTGATCGCACACGCGCTAGACCCTCGCTCAATGGTGGGCTGATGCCAGCAGCGATTACTACCCTTCGAACTACACTTGCAACTGCCCTAATTGATAACTCCCTTTACCAGACTTTTGCATTTCCGCCTTCAGTAGTTCTTGCCAATTCAGTTATCGTAAGTCCAGACGATCCTTACCTCGCGCCAAGTAATAATGCGAGTAACACAGTAAGCCCCCTGGCTAATTTCAAGATTATTATTACAGTGCCTTTATTCGATAACGAAGGCAACCTAAACGGCATTGAAACTAACTTGGTTAGAGTGTTTAACTTATTAGCTGCTAGTTCTTTGACGTATAATGTAGGCAGTGTATCTGCCCCAAGTGTTCTCAACGCTGCATCAGGTGATCTGCTCAGCTGCGAGATGTCCGTATCAATCCTAACAAGTTGGAGTTAACATGTCAGACCTAACACCAGAGGATCTAGCCTTCTTGAAGAAGATTGGTCAGATCACCACAGCACCAAAGCCAGTAACTACTAAGAAGGAAGAAGAATAATCATGGCAATTTTTCTAAATAACAAAGTTGGTCTAAAGATTGCCACTATCAATCTTTCAGATCACGTCACTGCGTTTACACTTAACCGTCAGTCAGATCAGATCGAAGTTACTGCTATGGGCGACACAGCTCACAAGTTCGTTACCGGACTTTCAGCAGATACCATCACAGTGTCATTCTTGAACGACACAGCAGCAGCAAACGTTCTAGCAACACTTCAGGCTGCTTATGGAACAACTGTTGCTTTCGCAGCAATCCAAGATTCATCAGCTGCTGTATCAGCAACTAACTTGCTTTACTCAGGCACGATCTTGGTTGATAACCTAACAGACATTAACGGTGCGGTTGGCGATGAAGGTATGATGGATCTAACCTTTACTTGCAACAGCAAGACAACAACTGCTTCAACTGGTACTTGGTCATAATCTAACTACTAAAGAAAAGGGCTAAAAGAATGGCAAAGCTAAAGATCACAAGGGCAGATGGCTCTGTATCTGATCATCAGATAACCCCATCGATCGAATACGCATTCGAGGTTTACGCCAAGAAAGGCTTTCACAAGGCCTTCCGTGACGATGAAAAGCAGAGTGATGTGTATTGGCTGGCTTGGGAGTGCATTCGCCGTAGCGGTGAAACTGTCAAACCTTTCGGTGCAGAGTTTTTAGAAACACTTGCAAAGGTGGAAGTTCTAGATGATAGCCCGGAATTATAGGGCGTGACTCTTTTACCTACTTAGTCGCAAGAGTAAGTCTGGAAACAAGGATTGCGCCTAATGACTTACTCGAACTTGATTCGAGAATGTTTAAGGCTTTATTACAGGCTATGAAAGATCGAAACAAGGAGATGAAAGATGCCAGTCGCAGTAAAGGGCGCGGTCGCACTTCGTAAATCCTTGCGTAAATTTACACCTGATCTAGCTAAAGAATTACCAAGGGAAATGGCCTTAGCCCTGAAGCCCGTTGTGAAGGCGGCTCGGGGCTATGCGCCTTCTGAAAGTCAAACACTAAGCAACTGGAAACCAAGATCTTTTAACGAGGGCAGATTCCCTACCTATAACGCTTCTCTAGTTAAACGTGGTATTGGTTATAAGACAACACCATCAAAGCCAGATCGCCGAGGTTTCAGATCCTTAGCGCGCTTGTTCAATAAGAGTGCAGCTGGTGCAATCTATGAAATTGCTGGTCGAGTCAATCCCGACAGTGTTTTCGTTAAAAACATTAAAGGCAAATACGGCTCTGTCATGAAAGGCAGAAACGAGATGCAAGGCCGCGTTCTTTATCGCGCCTATGAAGAAGATCGTGGCAAGGCACAAGATGGCGTAATCAGAGCCATTGAAAAGGTAACTGCCAAACTTAACAAGAGAGCCCAGGTGCGCGGATAATGGCCAATGTAATTATTGATGTCGCAGCTGAGTTCACTGGCAAGAAGGCTTTTAAAGATGCTGGCAATGCGACTTCAAGCCTAGAAAAAAGCGTCAAGACTTTAGGCAAGACTATTGGTATCACTTTCAGTGCCAAGGCCATTGTTGACTTTAGCAAGGCTTCAGTTAAAGCATTCGCCGAAGATGATCGAGCAATCAGAGTATTAAGAACTAACTTAAAAAATCTTGGTCTGGCTTATCAGTCTGCCAATGCAGATAACTTCATCAAGAACATGGAAACGCAAGCTTCTGTATCTGATGAACTACTAAGGCCAGCCTACGCTCAACTTGCTAAAGTAACTTTAAGCACTACTAAGACTCAAGATCTAATGGCTTTGGCCTTCGATGTGTCAGCCGCCAACGGCATTGATTTTGCATCGACTGTCGATATTCTTGCCAATGCGTATGTGGGCAATTACAAGGGATTAAAGCAGTTATACACGGGATTGACTCAAGCACAACTTGCTTCAAAGTCATTCGAAGAAATCCAAGCAATTCTTACCAAGCAGAGCAAAGGTGCTGGCAAAGCATCGATTGATACTTACGCCGGATCTGTCGATAAGTTAAGCATCGCAGCTGATAACGCTAAAGAATCAATTGGAAAAGGTTTGGTTGATCTTTTTGCTGCTCTTGCTGGTAACGGCAACATCGATCAAGCAACAGCCAATATAAACACTTTCTCCAGTGCTCTTGGTCAGATGCTTTCAGATGCTTCAAAATATAATGCTCTTGACTGGCTTAGTGCGTTAGTAACTGGAAACGTTACAGAAAGCACAGCACAGAAATTAGTTAAAAGACCTTCGGCTCGTAGATTCTTTACAGGCGGTTCTGGCGTATCAACTGAATTATTGACAGCAAGAAAAGAAGCTGCTGCAGAAGCCGCTAGATTAAAGGCTATCAAAGCCGCAGCCGCTGCAAAGATTGCAGCTGATAAAAAGGCGGCCGCCAACAAAGCAATTTTGGCCAAGGCCGATTCTATGTTTAATATGGAACGAATCCAGATCGAAGCCGCGCTTAAGGGTAAAATCTCAGCCGAAGAAAAATTGCGCTTAGAATTACAGCGCGCAATCCTTAACGAGGACTTTGTTCTAGCTGATAAGTTACAGAAGCAACTAGAAGCCTCACAGAAGGCTACAGCAGCTCTGCAAGGTCAGATCAATGCCATCAAGCCAGCCACTGATCCCTTTGCGGAATGGATCAAATCTTTAGCAGAAATTTCAAAGAGTCTATTGGCAATCCTTGGCATGCCTATTAACATGACTTCATCATCGATCATGAACCCCAATGCTGTTACACCAGGTTCTAAAGCAGGTGCTGGCACACAAACTCCAACTCCAGTAGTTGTTATTCCACCGACCAACAAATCAGAAGATCCAATTCCAGTAGTAGTTACTGAGCCAGTTCCTGAACCACCAGCCGCACCAGCAACTAACAATCCTTTTGGTGGTCTTGGTGGTGGCAGTTTTGGTTTTTCACTTCCAAGTTATCTTCAAAATACAATTCCTCAAACTCAACCAGCACCAGTTACAGTTATTGTGAATAACAATGGCACTACCATTATGCAAGATGAGTTCGTCAAGGCAGTTGGCGATGCAGTAATCGTTGCCAATACAAATGGAACTAACAGATTTGCACCGGGCTCTGTTATCCCTGATGGTGGTTAAGAATGTCAATCCCAGTAATTAACGCCATTATCAACTTTTCAACAGGTGCTGGCTTTGCCTCGCCTATGATTCTTGATTCAGGAGTTCTCGGAGTCAATGCTTTAGCTGATAGCACAGCAGTCACAGTCGATGTGTCCAACCAAGTTGATTCGATCAAAACCACACGCGGTCGCACAGCTCTTTCAGATGTATTTCAGACTGGCACAATGACGCTTCGCATCATTGATCAGAACGGCGATTTTAACCCGATGAACCCAGCCAGTCCTTATTACAACTTGCTTAATCCAATGCGTAAGGTGACTATAACTGCAACTTGGAATGGAACTACTTATCCAATCTTTGCTGGGTACATAACTTCCTACAATACGACTACCCCTCGCGACGTAGGTGAAGTTGTTTATACAACCATTCAAGCGGTCGATGGCTTTAGACTATTTCAGAATGCCCAGGTAACCACAGTGGCAACAACTCCAGCAGGTCAAACCACTGGCACTCGTATTGGCAAGATTCTAGATTCAATCGGCTGGCCTACTGGCATGCGTGACATCGATGCCGGACAGACCACAGTTCAGGCAGATCCAGGCACTCTTAGAACTTCTTTAGCTGCAATGCAGACAGTTACCAGCACTGAATATGGTTCTTTGTATATGGACGGATTCGGCAACCTAGTCTTTCAGGATCGTGCGCTCACTTCTTCTAGCGTGGCTGGCACTCCAGTTGACTTTAATGACAATGGCACTGGCATTTCATATAACAATGCTGTCTGGAAGTTAGACGACACTTTGGTATTTAACAAGGTTAGCGTTACTCGCACAGGCGGCACTGCTCAGGTTGCATTCAATCAAGCCTCGATCGATAAGTATTTTTTACACTCATATCAAGAGCAGAACCTTTTAATGGAAACGGACGCAGAAGCTCTCAACAATGCACAAGCATTCTTGGCTTCTAGGCAAGAAACATCGATCCGATGCGATGCAGTTACTCTCGATCTCTACACTGCCAACTACGATTCTGGCATTACTGCCGCTTTGGATCTTGACTTCTTTGATCCAATCACTGTGACCACAACTCAACCGGGTTCATCAACCCTGACCAAGACTTTGCAGGTATTCGGCGTGTCGCATGACATCAAGCCAAGTAACTGGAAAACCACCCTAACGACGCTTGAACCAATTATAGATTCGTTTATACTTGACTCATCACTTTATGGAGTGCTAGGCACTAGCACTTTATCTTACTAAGGAGAACATATGGCAGCAGGACAAGGCTTCAAGACATTCGCCACAGGTGATGTTCTCACAGCCGCAGACACAAACGGATACCTCATGCAGGGAGTCTGGACATTCGCTTCAGCGGCTGCTCGCGATGCGGCTGTAACTAGCCCACAAGAAGGCAATATGTGTTACTTAAAAGACACAGATGCCGTTCAATACTATTCAGGTTCAGCATGGACTGCCGTTGGTGGATCATCAGGATTTACGGGTGTTATGGCATTCCCTTCAGCAGCCTTGTCAATACCCAACAGCACAGAAACCGCAGTTGGATTGAATAGTGAAACTTATGACACTTCTACTTTTCACGATACTTCAACAAATAATAGCCGATTGACTGTTCCCG